CGCGCGCGGCGCGCAGCGGAAGAGGAGGCAGCATGAGCACTGCATTGACCCTGTACAACATCGAGGAACACCTTGTCGCCCTACTGGACACGGCGGATATGGTAGAGGAGCCGGAACAGCAGGAGGCGATATTTCAAGAGATACAGCAGGCGCTGGTCCAGGCGGTCGAGAAGAGAGACCGCTGCGCCCAGTTCCTGGTCCATTGTGAGAGCCAGCAGAAGGCCATAGACCAGGAGATTAAGCGCCTCCAGGCGCTGAAGAAATCCTACGCACGCGCGCAGGAGCGGATGGAGGAGTATATCGTCCGCACGATTCAGGCGCTCGGGCCCGACGAGCGCGGTAGATACCGCAAGCTCGAGGGTCGGACGTGCGTATTCGCCATCCGGGCGTGCCCGCCGTCAGTTGAGGTGCGGGACGAGGCTGCGATACCGGCCGAGTACAAGACGCTGACGATCACGGTGCCCGCGACGGCATGGGAGGAACTGGTCGATAGCGTGGACATCGATGAGAGGAGCAAGTTCCTCGCGGCGGTCAAGAAGACCGAGTGCGCCATCGACAAAAAGGCCGTGAAGGCGGCCATAGACGGCGGGACGGAGGTGCCCGGGGCGGACATTGCCATCGGAAAGTACGCCCTGGCTCTGAAGTGAAGGAGGGAGGGGCCGGGCGGCGGCAACCCGCCCGGCCATCAAGTCATGATGAATCGCACGGAAATTGAATTCATAGTTGTGTTGGAGCAGCGCAACGCGAGCCTCAGGCGCGCGCTTGCGTTCGCGGCGTTCGCCCTACTGGTCGCGCTCGCGGGGCTGGCGTCGCTTGCCGATTGGCGCATCACGGCGGCGGCCTGGGCGTTGATCGTCGTTGCGATGCCGAGGTTCGCGAGGCGTTAATGCACAGAATCGTGCTGACTGGGCATTGCCCGTCAAAAAAGAATCTTTGGCGTCGCGGGCGCGGCAGGAAAGCCTACCTTGATCGATCTGCCCAGCGGGAGATCGATTCCCTCGTGCTACAGGCGAGGTCAGCCTGGAGGCGCGCCCCCTTGTCCCACCCGTCAATGGACGTGCATATCTATACCCGCTCGCGACGCCAGGATCGGGACAACATAGTGACAACGGTACTTGACGTACTGGTGAAGGCCGGCGTCCTGGCCGGAGACAACATCGCACGGTTCAATGGCATGTTGACGGTACACCCAGCGAAGATCGACCCGCACGAGCGAATCGTCATAGAGATACAGGAGTCAAACGAATGAAGAAAAAGCCCACATGGTTCAAGTTGTACCCGGCGGAGTTCTTGACCGATCGGAACGTCGAGCGCATGGACATCACGGAGTTCGGCCTGTACTGCTACCTCCTGATGCGCGCGTGGCTGGATGGTGGCATACCGGCGGACTTGGACGAGATGGCGCGGTATTCGATGCTGCGCGGCATGCCGCGCGAGGTGCTCGAGCGCGCATGGCGCACGGTATCGGAATGTTGGGAACCCTCGGCGAATGATCCGCTCACCCTCGTAAACCCGCGCCAGGAGATAGAGAGGGCGGCAGTTGGGGATTACTGGGCGGCAAAGTCGAAGGCCGGCCAGGCGAGCGCGGCGAAGCGGAAGCGCGCGCGCAACACGTGTTCAACGTCTGTTGAACAAGCGGGCAACGTGTGTTTAACGGGTGTTGAACATGTGTTCAACACTCAGACTAAGACTACAGACAACAGACCAGCACAACAGAATGACGTCGTTACGTCACGGATGAAGGAGGAATTCGACCACCTGGCGGAGCGATACCCGAACGCAACAGATGTTGATTTTGCCTTCCAGGTGTGGATGTCCTACTGTGACGATGGCACGATCACGGAGGAAAACGTCCACGAGGTGCACGAGGGCCTGACGCGATACCTTGAGTCAGACCTCTGGTCGAGGGACGGCGGACGCTATATCGTGTCGCTCGCGAAGTGGCTGCACGGGAAGAAGTGGCTCGACCGGCCGAAGCCGAGCGCGGAGGCCAGGGCGGAAGCGAAAACCAAAAAGCGGTCGTCCGATGGCAACGATCCGAATGTCGAATGGGTAGCACCGTGGCGTAAGGAGGTCGCATGACGGCGCAACTGGATGCGGAGCGGGTCAAAGAAGGCGCGGACCTGGCGCGAGTCGTCAGCCAATACGTCGAGTTGCGCCGTAACGGGAACGCCGACGAGTTAGTGGGGCTGTGTCCGTTCCATGAGGAGAAGACGCCCAGTTTCACGGTCACTCAATCGACGCAGATGTTCTATTGCTTCGGTTGTCAGGCCGGAGGCGATGTTTTTGACTTTGTGGCGCGGATTGAGGGGCTGGGCTCGTTCGGCGCTGCGGTCCGCCGGGTTGCGGAAATCATTGGGACAGAGCCGGGAGCGGGCCGAGATACGACCATTCAGGCGCGCGCGCAGCGCCGAGTGGCGGAACCGGAGCAGTCGTCTGGGCGTATAGTCGCGACATACCCGTATACGAATGAGCACGGAGAGATCCTGTACGAGGTCTGCCGCCTCGAGCCGAAATCGTTCCGGCAGCGGAGGCCCGACGGCAGGGGCGGCTGGACGTGGGACATGAACGGCGTGCGGCGCGTTCTCTATCGTCTCCCTGCGGTCCTGCAAGCAGATACGGTCTGGGTAGTCGAGGGCGAGAAGGACGTTCACTCGCTGGAGGCACTGGGCTTGACGGCAACCACTAACTCCGGCGGGGCAAGCCAGAAGTGGCGGCAGGAGTGGACGGAGGCGCTGGCGGGTCGGCGCGTCATCGTCATCCCGGATAATGATGAGCCGGGGCGGAAGCGTGCGGCGGCGATCGTGCAGGCGCTCCAGGGCCATGCCTCAGAGGTCGTACGGGTGGATCTGCCCGAGGGGAAGGACGTAACGGAGTACCTCGAGGCAGGGCATACGGTGGCGGAGCTGGAGCAACTGGTGGAAGCGGCGCGTGTGGCGGCGCGCAAAGAAGAGATTGAGCGGCGCGGTCTGTTGGAGCCGCGGGAGATCATCGAGTATTGCGACGGCGGCGTCACGGCATTCTTGGACCCGTCCAGAAGGGCGCGCGGCGTTCAGACCGGATTCACTCGGCTGGATGACATGACGCTGGGCCTCCATCCTGGAGAGCTCATCATCCTCGCGGCACGCCCCGCGCAGGGCAAGACGGCGCTGGCGATGAACATAGCGGCGAACGTGGCGGGGCGCGGTAAGGTTGTGGCGGTTTTCTCGCTGGAGATGTCGCGCGAGGCGTTGCTCATGCGTATCGTCTGCGCGCAGGCGCGCGTCAACCAGATGAAGTACCGCGCTGGTGCCCTCGATGCGGGAGAGCGGGAAAGGTTCATGCGTGCGATGCATGGCGTCTGCGAGATGCCCTTGTTTATCGACGACCACGCGGCGGCGGACCTTAAGACGATGAGGGCAAAGTTGCAACAACTGCGGGCGCGAAAAGGCTTGGATTTGGTGGTCGTCGATTACCTCCAGTTGATGCAGCCTGAGGCGCGCGAGAACCGGAACCAGGAAGTAAACAGCCTGTCGCGCGGCCTGAAGCTGATGGCAAGGGAGTTTGGCGTGCCGTTCCTGGTGCTCTCACAGTTGAGCAGGGCTCCGGAGCAGAGACAGGGCAACCATCGGCCGCAGTTGAGTGACCTGCGAGACTCGGGAGGTATCGAGCAGGATGCGGACCTGGTGATGTTCATATTTCGTGAGGAGGTGTATAAGCCTGACCGTGAGGACTTGCGAGGGCGAGCAGAGTTGATTATCGGTAAGCAGCGCAATGGGCCGATAGGTAAAATACCACTCACCTTTATCCGCGAGTGGACAAAATTCGAGAACTACCTGGAGAGCGACGAGCATGAGTAGCAGGATATCGGTGCCGGAAATCGCGGAGCGGCTGTCTATCGGCCGCATGGCTGTGTACCAGATGCTCGAGCGCGGCATCATCCCAGGCATCCGGCTCGGGCGGCGGTGGATCATCACGCGGCATGCATATGAGGAGTGGGAGCGGACGTGTGGCATGCAGACAGACCCGCAGCGTCGCGTCGCGTAGTTATACTGGTCAGTGACCTATGGCAGTGTATAAGCGCACATACCGATCAGGCAGGACATCTTGGTATTACGTCTTTGATGCGCCAGGTTCGACGCGGGAGAGCCGTAGACAGGTCACTGGATCAGGGTATGCAACGCGCAAAGAAGCGATAGAGGCGGAGGCAGCACGGCGGATTGAGGAACAGCGGAAATATGAGCAGGTACAGCGTGGTGGCGCAGTG